AAGATATGGAAAAAGTGGCTTGCCATACACGTATGGTTGTGGTAAAGTCGCAGTTGTTGTTGAGGACTGTGTAAGCGCAGCCGTTGTTGGTTACGGCTCCTTTGTCGGGGTTGCGCTTCTTGGGACATCTCTACAAGACGCGCATAAAGGGTATCTTGCGCAGTTCTCAACAGCGATTATAGCATTAGACCCCGATGCATTACCTAAGACGCTACAGATGGCGAAGGAATTACGAGGACACGTCAACGATGTTCGTGTACTCAAGCTGAAAGATGACTTGAAATATCGTAACCCGACAGATATGGAGAATTTATATGGAATTATCACTGATTAGAAGTTTGATGGACAAGGAGTTCTACGAAGATCATCGTGGCGCACGTTGTCCTGACCGTTTGTTTAGCAAAGACGTGCGCAAGATTAAGCAGGCTATTGATACAGCTATGGATCGTTATGAACGTACTGTAACACCCGATGAGATTGAGGCATTGTTTATGTCAAACAACCCAACTATCACTACTGCGCAGAAGCAGGCATACTCTGCTTTGTTTCACAAGATTAAGGCAGAACAACCTATGGGCAGTGACATAGCGCAAGAGGTGCTGTCTAAACTGTTTCAACAGGTGGTTGGTGAAGACATTGCCAATCTAGGATTCGACTACGTTAACGGTGACAAATCTAGCCTTGAGCCGCTACGTATGTTGCTTGAGCAGTATGGAGATGACTTCACACCCGATCTAAACATTGAGTGGGATGACATTGACATGGACACATTGCTGCTACGTAATGACCTTGAAGCACGATGGACATTCAATATCCCTAGCCTTACACGTAAGGTTGAGGGGGTAAACGCAGGACACCTGATTGAGATTGGTGCAAGACCTAATACCGGCAAAACATCCTTCCACGCCAGCTTGATCGCAAGTCCGGGCGGCTTTGCACAACAAGGTGCTAGCTGCATTGTGTTATGTAACGAAGAAGGCTACCATCGTGTAGGTGCTAGATACCTTACTGCTGCCACAGGCATGACTATGCAGGAGATTAAGAAGAACCCTGCCAAGGCTCGTGAATTGTATGAGCCTGTAAAGAACCGCATCAAGATCAAGGATGCTACAGGTAGGGACATGAATTGGGTGGAGTCTGTATGCAAGTCTTACAAGCCAGACATCGTTCTTCTTGATATGGGTGATAAGTTCGCTAAAGGTGGATTTGCCAGACAGGATGAATCACTCAAGGCTAATGCCGTACACGCTAGGCAGATTGCCAAGCAATATGAGTGTGCTGTATTCTACATGTCTCAGCTATCTGCAGATGCAGAAGGCAAGGTTCTTTTGAACCAGTCAATGATGGAAGGCTCACGTACAGGTAAGGCCGCTGAAGCTGACCTGATGGTCTTGATTGCTAAGAACCCGCCAGTAGACAACCAAGACGAAGAAGACACACAACGTCACCTCAACGTGGTAAAAAATAAGTTGACAGGTTGGCATGGCGTGGTACACTGTGAACTTGAGTATAGAACAGCGAGGTACACGGGATGAAATTAACACTTGATGTAGAGAACACAACAACAACAAGGGATGGTAAGTTACACCTTGATCCCTTTGAATCAGAGAACTCACTTACACTCGTGGGTATGCTGAATGACCAAGGGGTTGAACGTATCATTACCTTTGACCACAGTGAAGTTGATGCCACACCAGATGGACACGCTATCGTGCAGCAGTGGCTTGATGACACTACGGTGCTTATCTGTCATAACGCAGCTTATGATTTGCTCTGGCTTTGGGAGTCAGGCTTTACATACAATGGTACTGTGTTTGACACAATGCTTGCTGAGTATGTGTTGCAGCGGGGGAACAAAGAACCTCTGTCTCTTGAGGCATGTGCGGAACGCTACGAGTTGGAAACTAAGAAGCAGGACACGCTAAAAGAATACTTTAGGAAGGGGTATAGCACACGTGACATACCACATGATGAGTTGTGCGAGTACTTGTCTGCTGACCTTAACGCTACACAACAGCTATGTGACAAACTAATGTATCGCTTGAATACGCCTAAAGATAGTGGCTTACGTGGCACAGTCGATCTCACTAATCAGGTATGTGTTACACTTGCACGTATCTACCAGCGTGGATTTGCTGTTGATATGTCTAAGTTAGATGAGGTGAAAACAGAGTTTGAGCAAGAGCGTGAGGATTTAGAGAGAGCGTTGCAGTCACATGTGCGTCACGTAATGGGTGACACGCCTATCAATCTTAACAGTCCAGAACAATTAGGCTGGGTTATTTATGGTAGGAAAGTCATTGATAAAACAGATTGGGCTAGTAAGATAGACCCCTACATGGATGACGTGTCGTTTCGCAGTATGGTTTCTTACGGCACAGAACGTCTGTATAAAACTGTAGCACAACAGTGCCACACCTGCGGGGGTACAGGTTACGTCCGTAAGACAAAGAAGAACGGTGAGCCTTTTGCTAAACCCAGCAGATGCGCTGAATGTAATACAGAAGGGTTTCTGTTTATACCATCAGACACTTTGGCAGGTTTCAAGTTCAAGCCACCATCATCTAAGTGGTTGAGTGCAAACGGTTTTAGCACTAGTAAGCAGAACCTTGAACTACTAGAAGCAGGGGCTAAGAGCAAAGGTATGGATGATGCAGTTGACTTCTTGTACAAGGTACGCAGGCTTAGTGCAGTTGACACATACCTGTCCTCTTTTGTTGAGGGTATACGTAACTACACTAAGCAGGATGGTAAGCTGCATGTTAGCTTACTACAGCATCGCACCTCTACTGGTCGCTTTAGTGGTGCTAATCCTAACATGCAGAACATGCCACGTGGCGGCACGTTTCCTGTTAAGAAAGTATTTGTGTCACGATTCGATGGTGGCAAGGTAATGGAAGCTGACTTTGCGCAGCTTGAGTTCCGTGCCGCTGCATTTTTATCACAAGATGAGGTAGCGATTGAAGAAGTATCTACTGGATTTGATGTACATGCATACACCGCTAAAGTTATTACCGATGCTGGTCAACCTACGTCTCGCCAAGATGCGAAGGCGCATACGTTTGCACCACTCTACGGCGCAACAGGATATGGTAGAACCAAAGCAGAAGCAGCGTACTACGAACACTTCAACAGCAAATACAAGGGAGTGGCAGCTTGGCATTCCAGATTGGCTAAAGAAGCTATAGAAACACAAAAAATAACAACGCCCAGTGGTCGTGAGTTTTCGTTCCCGAATGTGGTACGTAAGGCTAGTGGGCGTGTATCACACTTTACACAGATCAAGAATTATCCTGTGCAATCGTTTGCTACAGCAGATATTGTTCCTGTTGCATTATTACACATCGAGTACTTGCTAAAGGATATGAAATCATGTATAGTAAATTCAGTTCACGACAGTATTGTTATTGATATACACCCAGATGAAGAAGCACAGGTTATCAGTGTAATACAAGACACTAATGATAGACTACTTGAACTGATTACAATACGCTGGGGTGTAGAGTTTAATGTGCCTTTACTTTTAGAGGCAAAAATAGGTCCGAATTGGCTTGACGTTAAGGACATAGCATGATATAACTATGTCTCATTGTTTTTATGAAAGGAGAAATATATGTCACAACTTACGACTATCGACACAAACAACTATGCTGCTATGGCAAAGGCTATGGGCATTGCTAATGAAAAACCTACAGGTGCTGCTAGTAGTTCACTGGCACGACTGCGCATACACCATACCCCACTCATGGGTCCAGCAGAAGTAAACGGTAAAAAGGTTAATGTTGAAGTAGTGGAAGGCGGTTCTTACAAACTGGAAATTCCAGATGGCCCAACCTACTACGCTTCAGAAATTAAGATACGTCCGTTTCTACAGCGTTTCATGTACAAGCGTTTTGTGCAGGCTACAGGCAAATCCCCTAACCGTTATGTTAAGAGTGTTATGACTGATGACGCTAAACTTCAGTCTGACTTGAAAGACAATGATGGCGGGTTTAACTGTGGTAAACCGGCTGGGTACATCAAAGACTTCAAGGCATTACCAGAGAAGATGCAAGAACTGCTAAAGTCAATTAAGCGTGTTCGTGTAATTCTTGGTACTGTAGAGATGATTAACCCTACGGATGACAAAGGTAATCCAGTAGACGTGGATGAAACACCAGTAGTATGGGAAATTGACAATCGTGATGCGTTTACTGAGTTAGGTAAAAGTTTTGCTACCATGACAAAGATGTCGTTACTTCCCATTCAACACGTCATCAATCTAAAATCTGATGAGCGTAAGATTCCTACAGGTGCATCCTACTACGTACCTATTGCATCTCTGGATGTCACCAAAGTACTTGAGGTTGAAAAAGAGCAGCACGACATGTTTGCTAATTTCCTTTCTTGGGTAGACAACTACAACACCTACATTCTAAACTCTTGGTCAGAAAAAGCTAATTCTAAAATGGAAGACGAGGATGTAGACGTAGTAGATGACATTGTTGATATTGTCATTGACGATGAGGATGCAGCATAATGAACCATCCCGCTGAACTAACACTGCATCAGTATATGACTGATGCGGTTCGAGGAGACAGTGCCATGACTGAGGCTACCATTCAACAGGTAGCTGCAGATGTAGCAAATGCTCTGCGTAATCAGTTTGGCAGCGGTAAAAAGCGGGGCGATTTCAGAATACGAATGTCTAATGTAGGTCGCCCCACTTGCCAACTCTGGTACGAAAAGAATAAACCAGAGGTAGCTATACCTATGCCAATTAATTTTATGATGAATATGATGATCGGAGACATTGTAGAAGCAGTGTTCAAAGGTCTTTTAAAAGAAGCAGGAGTAAAATACAATGATTCTGAAAAAGTCACTCTTAACCTTGGTACTACTAG